GTTATTGGTCCTAAAACCGGGTTTGGGGCACTAACATTTCCTGTTCCTGTATCATTTCGTTCAGCCCAAAAAAATCCAGAAGATTCTGGACCTCCATTAATTATAATGTTTTTTATTTGATAAAAATCTGTATTTAAATCTACCGTAGAATAACCCGTGCTACCAGTTATTACAGTATTGCATATAGACGTAGGGGTTCCTCCTAAGGTTGTAGCGTTTGTACCTGCATCTGTTAAAGATACAACAATATCATATCTACCAGCCAACCTTCCTGTGTCTTCACTTAATACACCTGTTGTTGCGTTTACAATTAAAGCTACCGCACCTGTTTCTGTTGCTGCAGGAGACTGAGATACCAATGCCCAACTTAAGTTTTGTTGATTTAAACTAGTATCAGCAGAACCATTTTGACCAACAAAAGTATGAATAATACCTGTTTGACCAACCGGTATAGCTATTGTTCCAGGACAAGTTATAGTAGGTATTAAATTCTCTAATTTTTCAACTAAAGTAATTGTTGTAAAAATACCATATTGAGTTTCACTTCCGCCTGGATTATCTAAATTTTCAATTCTAAGACTAAAATTATAAGAATCTATAATATTAGAATTTTCTTGATAAGAAAAGAAAGTATTATCAGTAATTTTTACATAATAAGATTGAGGATCTGTAGGTGAAGGATTAGCATTTACTATTTTTACTAAAGCAAATTTGTCAGTAACAATTTCTCCATTACCATTAGTAACAGAAAAACCAGTAGAATCAATATTAATATCACTATTTACAACTGGAGTTTTTACTCCTGCGCCATCAGTCACAAAAGGAAAAAAGTTAACAGTAGTATATGTTCCTGTGTTTTGATTATAAGTAGCTGTTGGAGAACTTCCAGGAGTTATGTCTTCATATAAATTAAAAGTCCAAGTATTAGGAGCAATTGACATATCCGTACCTGTTGTAATTCCTTGTATTCCAGAATTACCTTGATTAATAGCTTCGTTTAATTCAACAACAGTACCAACGGTAGAGGTTTCATAATAAATATCAATAAGAGATTCAAATGGTGATGTTTCATAAATACCTAAAACTATGTTATAAGCACCACCGCCACTACTATCTGGTAAAGATCCTATTGGGTTGTTAGCATTTATTTGAGTTGTTCTAGCCAACAAAGGATTTGAATCGGTTTGATATACCTCTATATAATCTAGCAATGTTGTTGCTTGAGCTTGTAATAATTGATCTTGTACACCAATAGAAGAAACAGTATCAGATGTAATACCTGGATTAAAAGCTAAATTGTAAGTAGGTTGAGCACTATTATCAGGTGTTACTCTTCCGTGTAACTGTACTGAGCTTCTAAATTGTTGTTGATCTGGACCTACTTCTGTTAAATCTCTAGGAACTTTATTTATATTATCATTTATTAAAGTTATAGTACTTATAGTGTTAACAGGATCTGGAGGAGAAACAACCTTAGCGGGATAACCATTTAATATACCAGGTAAATAAACATTATAGTATTCTTGCTGTGTTTGTTTAACAACTATTTTATATGAATACCAACCTAAAGGATTATAAGCATCAACGGTAGGATCGCCATTATATATACCTGGCCAACCTGTAATAGGATTAGCTTTTAAATTTTCATCAATTGGTTCATTAAATAAAATCTTTAAAGAATCTCCAGGCCATGCATTTATATTATTAAGAGAAGGACTAGATGTTACATCAACTTCATTATAAGGAAAGAAAACAGTATCTCCTACTAATTTTAAAGCTCCATCTGTACCCTGCGTAGATGCTGAAGATAATATAGTGGTAGAAGATCTACCAAATTTATCTGATAAAACTATACCAACTTGATAATTTCTATTTTGTTTGATAGTGTGCATTGGATATTCTACAGAAGATGTTTTTTGTAATGGTGGTAACACGGGATTACCTGGGTCATTATTAATAACAAAATCTAAATCTTTAGTAGAAACACCAACATTATAATCTAAAGAAGCTATAGGTGTGTGTTTATCTTGAAAATTACTATACACAACTCTATTACCTATTATTTCTTGACCAAGAGCCCTAACAGGTACTTTATCATATACTCTTACTAATTCTGAGGTTGGTAATGTTTTATACGGTTTTGTACTTTGATAGTTATAGGAAAGTATTGTATTAAAAGTACCATCAGTATTTCTACCTAATATTTCATATTCATCTCTATTAATAGTATCTACAACTTGAATAGCTTGTTTATCAGATTCTTTATAAAGTATTTCAATTTCAGATATTTTTAAAGCATCACCTATTTCATTTGCATTAAATCTATCATATATAGATGCTTTAGTTCCATCTGCAAAATTTTGTAAAACAGGTACGGCTTTTAAGGGAAGTGGTATCTGTAAGAATATATTATTAACTTTATTTTCCATAAAACTAACAATAGTACTTCTATATGATTTTTTTTCATCTTCTCCTAAAAAATAACCATCTTGTTTAGGTATAAAAGTAGGTTGAGTGAAAGGAGCCATTATAGAGTTTTCACCATCTTCATATCTAAATCTATAACTAAATCGAACAAATTTATCTTCTAAAAAATCTGGATCTCCATTAAAATTAGGATTATAATTTCTATTTGTATTTGATGCTGGATAACTAGGGTTGAATACGGCTGTACCTGGATTCATAGGTGTATTAGCATCAATCATGCTGGTTACATACTGGCCATTGTTAGCTGTTAGTAAATTATTTTTGTTAAAGTATATAGTGGTTCCAGCAGGTATATCTGAAGTTAAGGCAACTGCAGTTGGGGAAGGAGTTGTTCCTGCGGCTGGTAAAGTTGAAAGATCTACTAGATTAATAGTATTACCGGTAATAAAACTACCAACAACAGTATTATTTGGTATTGAACTTGAGCCTGATACAATGGCTCCATTCAAAGCAGTTGAAGTTTTACTACTTGGTAATGTTCCTTTAAATTGAACTGCATCAAATATTATAGCTGTAGCACCAGCTAATGTAATTCCTTCAGTAACACCGCTACCGCCATTAATTTCAAATGCAGCATTATCTTTATAATAAACTTCTATAGGTTCAAAAGGAGCGTAAGTTGCTACAGACAGCTGATCTTCTGTTGTATAGTAGTTTGAATTACTTAAAGGATTATCTACATTAATTTTTCTAGGTTGGTTTCTATTATCTGTCCAGAAAAGAATATTTTCTAGCATATTAACAGAATTAATTAAAAAATTAGTAGAAAAATTTAAAAAAGCTCCAGACACTAATTTATTGGCCACTCCAGTATTAGTATTGTAAACAAATATAAAATTATTAGCCGTAGAAGAATAATTAAGCTTTTGTATATTATAACCAGTGGTATTTAATTCATTATAATCAGTTAAAAATATATATATATTATTATCAAGATTATTAGTATACATACCGATAGTCTGCAAGTTAGGCACACCAGTGTAAGATGCAGAAGAAAAATCAATCAAACTTTGATTACCTAAAACATTTTCTAACGCTCCAACGTCGGCACCTTCTGATCTACTTACTTGTATATTAACCCCTTCACGATATTCACCATTTGGCAATAACCTGGCATCCAGGTCTTTATTCATTTTGGACTTAATAAAAGAATTTTTAACTTCTGCCATTTAATTTAGTTTTTAATCCACTTAGATTTACCTCTCATAATTTGAATAAATTCATTAGACTTAATGTTAGATAATCTTATTTTTGCATTTCTTAGTTTTGCGCTTTTTTCTCTACGCAATCTTTGTACTATATATTCTGGTTGATTTATTCTTGAAGCTATTATAGCATGCATTAGATATGAGTAAACAGCTTCTTCTGCCATTTTAGGTACTTGCATAGCTTGATCATAAGTTAAACCATCTGAAACATATTCTAATATTATTATTTTATCTTTTAAATCACTTGAAAAAGACATTTTTCCCTCACGATCATTTATAGTAAACCATCCATTTATTTGAGCTAATTCAGGCTGCATGCCATACCTTTGACCATAACCCATTAATCCACCACCATAAATACCCCATAAACCATCAGCAATTAGTCTTCCTGTTATTTCATCTCTTATAGCTTGAACTGTAGTTGTGTTTTGTTCCGCCCATCTTTCTTCTGTTATAGACGTACCAGTTATATTGCTACCATCATTGTCTTGAGTAGGTGTTCCGCTAGCATCTTGTATTGGTTTAGTGTAAGGATTACTAGTTAAAGTTGTAGGGTATATTATATGTTTTACACCAACATCGTCTATCCAAGAAACATTAACATAATTAACATAGTCTTGAGGTAATGGTACACTTAAATTGTGAGGTATAGTTAATTCTTGAGAATGAATACTTCTTAAGGTATCGTAACTAAATTCTTGTAACGCTCTTTTTGTGTGAAATATAACATCTGTTTTCTTAACACTAGATATAAGTTTTCCTTCACCTACATAAGCTACCATAAAATTATTAACTAAATCTACTACTTTTATGTATTGATAACTTCCATAATTTTTTTCTACTACATCGCCTAATGCATTTTTATTGCCAAAATTACCTCCTGATTCAGTCAGTAGTTGAATAACAATAAATTCATTGTTTGCTCTAGACACTGCAAAAGTTATTATATTATTTAAAACAGTATAATCACCTGTAAATTCTGTAAAAGTACCAGTGCCACCAGTTGCGCTAGTGTATAATCTAAAATTATTATTGTTATAAAGAGGACTTGTAGGACTTGCGGCTCCAAAGGTAAGGTTAGTATCAAAAGTAGATGTAAAAACTGTTTGAGACACTCCATCTTTATCTTTAGCTATAATTACTTGAGTACCTGCATAATATTGTGCGTTTGTTTCTGTTAGTAGTCCTCCATTAGGTGTTGGCATAATTTATTAGCTTTTTTGGTTTATTTCCTCTGACTGTACTTGTGCAGCTGCAGTTTGTATAATATTAGGATCTCTTATAATTATACCAGCATATAATAGTATTTTTAATATTAACTCCGTTTGTTCAGAAATATGAATTTCAAAGTTTTGAGAACCTGTTGGTGTGGTTGCAGCATTAAAAACTGTATCATTGTATATATATTGACCAAGAGTACCAATGTCAAAACCCCATATTGGATTTATAGGCTTTTTAACATAATCAACCTGTATATCACCAGGTGTTATTATAGTAGTTGGCTTTACATAGAGATAATTATTTTCATATAAATAAACGGGATATGTTTTTGTAGGTTTTGTTAGTAATGACCTATTTACATGGTAGAATTCTTTTCTATCAAGTCTTTGAAGTTCTATTTCATTGTTATAAAGTACAGTACCTAATCTATAAAATTCCACGGCATTTCCATAAGAATCAGTTGTTGGTAAAGTCCAATATGACAATGTATTGTTTATGACATATATAGCATCACCAAATGTTTTAAATATAGCTATTTTTTCATCAAGATTTACAACTCTATCTGCATAGTCTGTATTTGTTTGAGGTACACGTATCTGTTGATTTAAATCTTCAAAATATTTTTCAAAGATCTCTAACTGTACTTGAGTACCAATACTATTAAACTCTTCAGGTGTCATATAACCTCTTTGTTCTTTATTTAGTATAAGTAAAACAGTTTTATATACAGTGTTTACATTTATCATTTGTTAGTTTTATTATAATAAAGGAGGCACGAAGCCTCCCTTATTAGTATTACATGTTAAGAAAGTTTTTTCTCTATAGATTTAAATATTTCTAAACCTTCATCGGTTTTAAAAAATTGTGCCATAGCAGAATAAGGATGTTCATCAAAAGGAACAGTCATTAACTTTTTACCATTTGAAGCCCATTTAAATGTTCTTTGATCTTCAGCTAGAATAATAATTTTAGCTTCAGTTGCTTTTATAGCAAAATTTCTTAATTGAACATTGTCATCACTAGCTAAACTTAAGAAAGTATGAGGTTGTTGTTTAGCAAATACAAGTAAATCTCTTTTAATTTCCTTAGAACTCATCTCTGACACCTTAGATCCCATTTCAACTCTTAAAATGGCTTCAGCTTGATCTATATCAATATTTCTAGCTGCATTTAAAGCATCTATTTGTAATTCTATTTCTATTAATTCATCTTTAGCTTCTTCTACAACATTTACTTCACCATATTTAATGTTAAGTAAAGGATGATATAAAGATAATATTTTTTGTAAAGGTTGATTTTTTAAAGGAACAGTCAAAGAACCATCTCTAAAAACAATATGACCTAATGTTGCCTCGCCTTTTTGCTCGTCTTTAAAAGGAGAGTTTTGATTAGTTGCATATCTAATTTCTTTTTGTTCATTAGTTTTTTTATCAAACCACAACAAAGCATGACGACTAGTATGTCTTCCTGGTATTTTATAAGTTAAAGGTTCATTGTTTCCTTTAACATAATAAGTTCTATCTTTTAATTCCCAACCATCTTGTTGAGTTATTTTTTTTGTTTTCATAATATAATATAATTAAATAATTAAAAAAGTAAAGTAAGGGTGCCAAATGACACCCTTATCTCTACACTGATATTAAAGTCCTTGGAATAATACAAAGTTGTTAGCAGCTTGTACAATCAAACATCTTTCAGATAGGAAGTTTACTTCCATAGCATCAAGGTTTGAAGACACAGCACCACCAGCAGAACCAGTCAACCAAGATTTCATACGTCTGTCTTCTGTTTGAGAAGCTCTGTAACGTACGTGTAAAAATGGTCGTCTAATATTTGTTCCTAAGATTTGATCATAAACAGTAGAAGTTCCAGCAGGAACTAATACACCTTCTATTGAAGATATACCTATTTGAGCACCACGTGTTGATGCGTCATTTAAGTATTTCCAGTCAGTCTTATAGAAATCATATGAACCTCTGCGAAAACCACTGAATCCTAGATTCAATGCCATTTCTTCAGAATTTTCAAATAATCCGTAAGCAGTACCACCAGCACCACCGAAAGACACATTAGAAAGCATGTTATCAAATTCTAAAGAAGTTGATCTATTTAAGAAAAGCATATTTTCTTCAATAGCTCCCTGAGTATCTAAATTCTTAAGAATTTCATCAAAGTCATCTAGTCCACTTGCACCAGCAAACCCAACTTCAACATTACCTCTTGCCTGAATAGCAGCAAACATACCTTGTGTACCTTTGAAACCAGAGTTAGCAGCATTTCCAGCGGCAGCAGCAACTGCTAATTCACCTTCAACACATACCATTTCTAGATAATCTTCAAAACGTAACCTTGTTTCAGATTCAGCTTTTAAATACCATAAGTAACCTGTTGTTCCATCTTCTGTAGCAACTTCAACCCATCCTATTTGAGCCATATCTGATCCGTTTATTGTGTAAACGTTTCTGATAATAACGGGTGAATTAGCAAATTGAGTAAAAGAAGGAGTAACAGTAATTTGTGGCTGTAAAGCATTGTTTAAAGCTAAAGCTCCTGCGCCTGCATTTGAAGTAGCAGCACCTTTAACAAATTCTGAACCATAAACAAATATTTTTACTGTAGTACCTAATGTAGAAGTATTTGCTTGTGTAAAAGGAGCAACAGTTAATACGCCACCACCAACACCTGTAGTTGCAGTAACAACACATTTAAGTTCATTACCTGCGTTATCCATTGCTACTATAGTTTGACCTGGGCTAATAACACATTGAACCGCTTGTCCAACACCTCCTAAAGGAACTGTAATTGTTGAAGCTGCTCCAGTTGTATTAGTACAATTATCATATGCTATATGTAATCTGTTTTGTTCTGACCAAATAACTTGATCTGAAGTCATAGGCATTTCTGCCCCTACCATACGTAAGAATCCTGATAACGTTCTGTTTCCATAACGCTCAACTTCTTGTTCGTATACTTCTGGTAAGTACTGTTGAGCAAAATCAAGTCCTGCTCCAGTATTAAATTGTAAATAGTTTTGAGCCAATAATTGCTGCGATTGAGCAGGAACTATGGAACCAAACTGTGGTAAAATTGCCATAATTTATTTTTTTTAATTAAATGTTTTTTTCTTTATTTTAAGTTGTGAAGAATCCAAACCACTAATAGACTTTACTTTTAATCCTTTTATAAATACTTCACCAGAGGCTGTTTTCCTTGCTTCAGTACTTATATTTTTAGATTTTGCTATAGAATTTTTAATCGCATCAGTTTTACCCTGTTCATAAAAATGCTGAGCAATAGTATCGGCATTTCGTGCTGCATATAAAGCTTTATGATAACCTTTAGCATCTTGTATCTCCCCTTTATCATTTAAGAACGTCTTAATGAAAGTTGATATATCAGCTTGTTGGTCAGCAACGCTTGCTGGGTCTTTTATACCGTATCTAAATTTTTGTTCTCCTAATTTAAAATCAAAACCTTTGAAATTATCATTAAGAAGTTCTTTAGTACGATTTTTAAAAACGTCATGCTTCGCTTTATTTACTTCTTGATCTTCGTTGTATCGGTTGAAAAAGTCAGTAGCTTTTTTTTGCTCTTGGGTTACGCCTGGCCTCAACTTGATTTCATCGTAATATTTACCCTTAAGATCTTCTAAAAAACCTTTGGCTTTAGCAACTTCTTCTTTGTATGCAAGTTTTTTCTTTCGAACGTCTCTTGCTTCGTCTAATTCTTCGTCAAATGAAAATGAATCTTCAATTATAAAAGATCTTTCTTCAGAATCTAAATGAGGTTTAGACTGTTTGTAGTATTCATGTAATAATGCATCTGTGTTTATATTACTATAATCACGATTTAAACGAGCGTAGTCTTCTACTGTTCCGCCTGTTTCTTCCATGAAATTAACTAATTTCTCTATGTTTTCAGGTAGCTTTTGTGTTTCAGTTTCCTGTAGTATTTCTTTTTGTTCTTGTGAGGAAGTGGTAGCTTCATTGCTTCCTGCCACTCCGCTCTCATCAATCTTATCGTCTTCATCACTTATTAATTGTAAAGGAGAATCTACTTCTTCAACATCATTTTTATCGGGTTCGACCCGTATTTCTTCGTCCACTTTTTTGCTAGACTCGGAAGATTCGCGTACATCCACTTTTTTTGTTTCTCCGATTTGAATGGCATTTTCTTCTGTTTTAGGTTCTTCTTTTGTTTTTAAGTCTACTTTTATAGGTTCTAGTTCATTAACTTCACCTAATTTTTTCATTCTTTTTGCAGACTTTACTTTAAACTCTCCTTCTTGTATTTCAGGCTTTGAGTTTTCTTTTACTTTTGTTTCTGTTTTTGACATAATATAATATAATATAAATTAATAATAATAAGTTTTATGGATTAAAACTTTGTGTTGAATCATTTTGTGATTCAAAATCTGTAGGCAATAAATCGTTTTGTCTTTGATCTATCATTTTACTTTGTTGTGTTGCTTGTATTTTAGTTCTTTTATCTTTTCTATCTTCTATTTCAGCTTCTTTTGTTGTTTTACCTTGAACTTGCATTTGAGCAAGTTGAAGATCATATTGAAATTCTTCAGCCATTAGTCTTGTTTTAATAACAGCCTCTTGTTCCATTCTCTGTATTTCAAATTGAGATTTAGCTTGTTCAATTTGTATCTGTGTTTCTGATAAAGCTTGATTTTTTTGAACTTCTGCCAAAGCGGCTTTCTCAGCGGCCTCAGCATTTGCAGCTCCTTGAGCTGATATATTTTCTAATTGTTCAGCTCTTGCTTTTTCTTGTTTTGATTTTTGTTTAGATTTTAGCATTTGATTAGCAAGTTTTATATTTCTAATCTCTCTTATATCTATTGCATCTTCTAAACCAATATTACCTGCCTGTAAAGCTATTTGTATACTTTTTTCTAATTGTGCTTTATCTTCTTCATCGGGTTCTAGTTCTAAAAATATACCAAAATCGTGTAAATGTAAATTTTGTATTTCTGCTAAAGCAGCCGTATTAGAAGTATTTATGCTTTGCATTAAAGAAGCTTTTGTTAAAGGAAACTGCAACATATCTGCGGCTCTTAAACTAATGTTTTCACAAACTCTAACTGTCATGTACATTAAAGACTGTAATATATGTCTTGTAGCGGTGTTAGAATTTGCTGCTGCCATTTTTTGTAAACCAACTAAAGCATTTTTATCAGGAGTACTACCATCTCTTGCCTCGTTTAATCCTGTTACATCTCTTATCATTTGTAAATAATATTGATAAGTTTGTATCATTGATTGTATTTTAGATATACCAGAAGAACTTTGAAGCTCTTGTACTGGTATTTTAGCTCTATTACCTTCACCATCTTGGGTTAAAGACCTACCAACAACACTACCAGTTTGAAAATACATGTTTAATGCTTCAGCTGGATTATAATTAGTACCATTACCTAAATCTACTTCCGCTAGCCCATCTACATCTAGATATACACCATCAGGAACAATTCTTGATAATACTTGTTGAAGTTTTAAATGTGTTAATTGAATCATGTCTGCAAACCCTACGGTTTTACTTATTAAAGACTCAATTCTACCTTGATACATTCTAGGTGAAGATATAACGTAATTCATGTTTACCTTAGTAGTATCAGCCGTAGGTCTTGTCATGTTTTCTGACAATTCCCATTTTAACATATTATCTCCTAAACCTAAAACTTTAGCACCAGTATATAAAACCTCTATAGATCTAGAAACTCTTTCAAAATTATCACTAGGCGGAGGATTGAAAGTATCAGGTTTTTCTAATATTTTTTCTAAACCTTGCTCTGTCATTTTTATTTTAAATACTTGATCGTGATATGTTTTATATTCAAAAAATAATACTTGAATTAAATCTTGTTGATTTTGGCCCCACCACGTATTGGTGTATGAATTTCTACCAGGATATTTTTGTATTGTTTCTAATTCTGATTTAGTAAGCTCTGGAAACTGTCTTTTAAGTTCAGACAAAGACATATTTTTAACCTCACCTACATAATAAATATCTTCAAAATTAGGATCATCAGTATATGACCATACCATATTTGACGGATTACAATATTCAACTGTAATTCCTTCTGATAAATTAAAATTTGTTTTAACAGCACTTATACCTATAACAGCTAAGTCGTATGCTAATTGTTTTTTAGTTTGATCAAACTTATTATAGCTTAATACATTATCTATTAATTCTTCTTCAGCTATTTCTATAGCTTGTTTATAATTAAGCTGCATGTATAAATCTAGTTCTTCTGGATCTTTAGGTAAACTTTCAGGCGTCGGAGATGCATTGAAATTT